CTAAGCAGCTGTTTTATGAACTAATTTTTCCTGTTTCTTATACAGCATCATGTCTGTATATTCGGCAGAATAATTCATGTGGGCATTGAATTCCTTTTTTGTACAACCCTCAAAAGGATTGCCAATGGTTCTGTTTGCTCCAATCCATTCACACAGTTCAAGTATGGAGGATTTATTGGATGTGAAATAAACGAAGGAATGCTTTTCGAGTATCTTTAAAACATCCAAATAATCAGACAAGCGCCAATACATATTGTACGTACCAACATCAGTGGAAAGATAAGGCGGATCAATTAAAAAGACGACTCCGGGAACATCCTTATATTGGTTGAATACTGCTTTGTAGTCGCATGATACAATTTCAAGCCCTTTTAAGTAGTCAGAAGACTCCGGATAACCGGTCTTGCGAATGTTGTTATAAAGGACTTCCTTGCGCATTTCGGCTACAGACAATTTATACTTCATGGAGAACATTAGTGAGGATGATAAGGTTATAAAATCCACGTACCCAACATTTAGTTCTTCTTCCTCGATACGTTTAAAAATGCGTTCTCTAAGTTCCCCTTTAATTGGTTTATGTTTGGGTATCGAATTACCCACCAGCTCCCTAATATCGGCAAGCAGTTTATTTGTCTGTGGGATATTTTTCAGTCTGAACCGGTAGTTGTCGAAGTCATTGTAGACAACAGTAGCATCGGGCTTGCTTCTTTTGGCTATATGCGAAAGAAGTCCGGAACCGCCAAACAAGTCCACAAACACGGTATCTTCAGGGAACTGTTCCAAAACTTTAATAAACTCTTTAGCAAACATTCTTTTTTGGCCTACAAATGGCAGTGGTGCAGATAAATTCATATTCTTCATACGTTCAAGTCAAATTTAATGTTTTCAACTCCGGATAACAGTTCCAGAGTCCGGTCAATGTTATTTTCATATATATGCACATTTCCAAGGTCAAGGGTTATGGACTTCAGGGGAAGCTCCACCTGCCTTGCCATCAGATAAAGATGATAAATATCAGCCGGAAGCCCAAGGTTCGCATCAGAACTACGCTGATATGCAGATAGCACCAGTTCTCCCTCATCAATTTGGAACTGCACAAGGCTCAGGCAGGGTGCCTGGTTGCTTTCCACCCCGGTTTCTCCAAGAAACAGGACATAATTCTTGCTGTTGCGCTTTTCCCGGTTAATCCTGGTTATGAGGGGTGGAAGCTTTTCAAAGTAAGTTGGATAGCTGTTTACAAGGGTATGGCCGCAATAATCCCACCAGGTAATCCCTGCCTCTTTGTATTTTTCCACATCCCGGACTCCTTGCATAAACAGTTTCAATTCCTCTTTCAGCTTTTTCCTGGCTATCCCGTGGCTTTCAAATATGTCAAGTAAATCAGCGGGGGTCAGCATGAGCCTTTCGTTTAATAGATACTTGATACGGCCTTTCCTATTGGTCTGGATTTTGCCCGTTTGGAGTATCTTGTCTAATGTCTGGTAATACTTATTCATGAGCTTTATTTTTGGTTGTACAAAGGTAGCTCTACCGGACAACACAAGGCATCCCCGGCACATCAATCACACTGCACCGAGCGTGCAGTGCTTTCCAAACCGTTTGATAACATCATACACCTTACGTTCGCTTACCGAATATTTATTTGCCAAAAACGCCACTGCATAAGTGGTCTTTTCACCTTGTTTTTTCATGACCTCATACTCCGTATATAAGTCTATGAATCGAAGGTCATCCTGCTTGCCGCCCAAATTTATAAGCATTTCAAGCGGTTCTCTGTTAAATTTAAGTGCTTCAAACAATGTCATATCCAATCATTTTTGTACTTTTGCAATGCCAATCATTTATTTAATGCGTAAAAACGCCACGAGAGTGCGGCAGAGGGCATTGCCCCCGGTCGCGCACTCTCGTGGCGTTTTGTGTTAATAAATGATTGGCGTCTATATTAACAGGCCGGGGGCTTTTTTTATCCCTCCCCCGAAGGGATTGTCAATCACTCAATCCGATATAATTCCAAATTGAACTTATCCTTTTTTTCCCAGCCTTCAGCCAGAACCTTCTGGATATACCTTACCGCTTTCGTATAGAAGTCTTTCAACTCATCTAACCGACTAAAAGTATGGTATTCGGGCTGTTCATCCGAACCAAACTTGAATGTGACCGGTAGGGTTTCTCCGCCCGTCTGAACAGCCAGATCGTATGCTGCCTTATAGTTGTACTGGTTCTCCGTGGAAAGCCATACAGGGGCACCATTATAGGCGAATCCGGATAGGATAGCTGCATCAGTCTGGCTGTTATACCAGGACATAACCAATGTGCGGATTTCCTCATCAGTAGGCTTATGCCCGAACTCCTCTTCCATGTAGGAGGCAGAGCCGTTCTCTTTTTCCTGCACATCCCATCGGATGCGCCATTTGTCTTTAACCGGGTTCGTGCATTCCATCAGCGAAACCCCGGAACTTCCTTCAACTCTTCTCATGTAAACACGTATTTGGTTCTACCTTTGCCGAATGTCTCTGTCTTGATGGTCGTTTCAAACGGGAAACCATCCGGCATTTCCTTTACTTGTGCGAGAATATTCTTCATTTCCTCGCTGTTGGTGAAGAACTTCTTTGCCTCGCCGTTCACTTCGATGGCCACAATACAGCGGTCTTCTCCCTGCTCGGTTTTGATACCGGTCTCAAAGTCCTTCACTACAATGGGTAAGTTTACCAGTTCCCGGATGCTTACCACCACTCCGGGGAATCGCTTTTTACCGTCTTCCGGCTTGTAAGCGACATTCAAGTCTTTAAAACTTCTCATTTCTTTGCCTGTTAATTTTTTAAACAACTTATTACAGTCGGCGTGCTTCGTCATGCCGTAGAAACTGGCAATCAGCTCCCGCCGTCTTTTTCTCGATTTTACCTCGTGCATCTTCCGGGCAAACCTCTGTTTGATGCGTTTCCGCAATCTTACATAGTCGGGACGGATAACATAGCCAAGGAAATCAATGCCTTCTTCTACAGGGAACACCCGTTCATTCGGCTTTATTTCCAAGTCTATTTTTCCCATTTGCCCGTGAACAGCATCACGAATCTTCCACAATTCCGCTTTCGTTTTACCGAGTACCAGTCCGTCATCGCAATAGCGATAGTAATAACGAACCCCGTACTTATCCTTCAGATAGTGGTCTAAAAATACAGACAGAAGCAGATTTCCTGCCCCTTGTGAACTGCGCAGTCCGAAACTGATACCTTCCGGCAGCAGCTTAACAAACCGCTCCAACAAGACCAACAGCCTTTTGTCCTTGAACACCCTCCGGAAGCACCATATAACAAAGTCCTGCCGCGCATTGTCGTAAAACCTCCGGATGTCAAATTTGTATGCGTAAAGCGTGCCTTCCGGATCTTTTTGCAAATCGGTACGTATGCAGTTCATCAGGTCATGAGTACCGCGCCTTTTGATGCTTGCACCGGTTGTCCGGATATAACGTTTTTGCAGGTGGCGGTCCACCACATTCATGATGGCAAACACAGCGATGCGGTCTTTCATGGACAGGATCTGCAAAATACGTTTTTTACCGTATTCTTCAATTTCCCTCTCATGGTAGCCGCCCAGCCGGAATGAGCCGTCCGCAATGGAAGCCGTCAGTTCGGCGATAATCTTCTCCCTATGGGCAAGCAGGAATCGTCCCTGCCTTGACCTCTTACGATCGGTTCCGCGAAGTACCGAATCGAATGCCTCCGACATATTGGAGTATTCGATGATTTCCTCGATAATATATCCTTCCCTGCGCATAAGCTATTGGTTAATAAACATGGAAGATGAGGGCCTTCCTTTCCCCGGGTCTGACTTCTTCGAACTGATAACAGCCTACCAAACTCCACCCGACGCGTGATTTTTCAGCTTTCCACCTTTTCTGGTGCTGTTGCTGTGGCTTGCTCCCCTCGGCACCGCTTCGGGGACACGTCCCCGCTGCTGTACGCCGATTTGTTAGATTTCCAGACGCGAGCCGATATTCGCATTCGTATTCGAAGCATCGTTATTCGCATTCGCATTCGACACACCGCCATTCGCGTTCGCATTGTTGTACCCGCGATAGACCACACGGACTATCGGGAAGCTCCACCGGGTACAAAGTTACTGATTTAACAGGCAAAATGAGCTAAAGCATTACACTATCCACCAAAATAGGGCCGACAATATGCCGCCTATGACGGTAAGAGACCAGTCTATCCAGTCCCAAAGTCCGCCTTTCAGTTTGTCTTTCAGTTCCAGACAGGAGGCTGCGACAGCTGCAGCATAGAGCGCTGTCCACGGGGTGAAGGCCAAAATGCCTACCAACAAACCGCCAATAAGGTGTTTGTAGCGGTTGCTTTGTTTGAGAAATTCGATAATTTTGTTCATAACGGGTTGTTTTTAAAAATTGTTTTGTATATTTGCAGTGAGGAATAGCGTTAGATGTTCAGAACGGGATTGTAGTTCCCGGAGCTTGCGTCTTTCGCTATTCTTTCTTTTTTATATGTTTGTATAATTCACCTCCTTCTGAAAGACTGTGCAGCGTGTATTCGTGCCAGTCGTATTCCCGAACTATTATCAGTGCTTTTTCACCTCTTACTTCTATCTCGAAAATGTGCGATTGTATGAGGTGTGGAATACCTTTGTGGTTATCTGCTGTTCCCAGGTATTTGGCTTTGGCAAATACATTCTTTATATCCAGAAGCATGAGGTTCTTTTCATGGTAGAACTTGTATGGCTGGTTGGTCCATTCTTGAAGCGTGCGTTTTGATATGTTTACCGGGAATGGGAATTCATTATTCGTGATAACTGTTCCCTGCAATGGCTTGGCTTGCTTCTTTATCTGTTTGGCATCTGCATTGGCCAATGTTCTTACCAGTTTGCATGCGGCGCACAATTCATTTTCCGGAACGAAGACCAGTTTCATATTTCCGTTGTTCATATCGCAATCCTTACAGCGCTTGATGGTGTATGGATTATAGTCGGGCATCGTCTTTTGTTCCATGCCTGCATTGAACCGGAACATTCCCTTTTTGTCAACTTCCAAAGCTGATTCCCCCCTTGCCATGGCCTCTTCGTGGTCTGTAGGCGGATACTTGGATTTGCGTACCTGGACCACGGAACAGCGGCAGCCCCATCCGTTAGGAGGATAGAATTCTGCCCAGAACGGGTCTGAAGCCGGGAGTGTGATGCCGGCCATTTCTGCATGGGTGGGACGTACCTTTGCATCCCCGGCCGTGCGGTACTGTAGATAATAGCGGTCGCCGTCCTGCATGAACCGTTCCCATTTGGCTGCCATTTCAGCCGAAGCCTGTACAAAGTTGAATTCAGCCCGTAGATAGTTTGAATTGTATGTTTCGTCGATCTTCCGGACATCATTCAAAAAGCGTTCGAACGTCTTTCTATTGCCGTTTTCATCCAACAGGGAGGGAAAGGCCTCATTCAGTTCATGGAAGGTCTTCAGGCCGGAGAATACATAGTTGGAACGCTCCAGCCGCTTGCGCATGGCCTCGGATATTTCCACCTGCCGGAATGAACCGTTCAGGACAGAAGAATGAGCTTCTATAAAATCCTGCGCTTCTTCGGATGCCAGGATACCTATTTCAAGGTTTGCCCCTTCCTGCCGGAACAATACCTTCATCATGCGGTCAAAGCGTTCCGTGAGCTTGTCGCGCATGAGTCTTGCCTCGTCCTCCATGGAGAGGCATAGTTCCTGTTTACCCAACAGGTGGGCATACCGCTGGTGCAGCCCCGAATAATCATCGGGGCTCAGTCGAAAAAACGGGACAGCGTTTCAGCCGGTTTGCCGTCTTTCTTTTTTTTCAGTTCTGTCGGGTCCGGCTCTTCCTTCGGTTCCTTCTCCTCGCACGGGATGCCGTATTTTTCCTCAAAGTACTGAGGCTTTACCTTGTAGTGCTGCAGTACCATTTCCTCGTAAGCTTTCTGCTGTTCGGGCGTGTAGTCAATGGAGTAGTCCCAATCGAAGCGCAGCCCTTTAACAGGAAACCCGTGGCGCACCATGCGCGGAATGAGCTGGTTGTTCACTATATCCCGCAGCATGTCGCAGTCGCTTTCCACGAGGTTCTGGAACACTTCAAGGTGCGTTTCGGACTGTGAGAGGCTGCTTCCGTCCTCGATGGTCATCGTCTGCCCGATGATGAGCTTTGACAGTTCGGAGTTGGCCCGGTCGATTCGCTTGTCATAGACATTGAACGCATCCCCCTTGCCGCTTTCCACAAATTCGATTTCGGTTTCCATTCCTGCCACCATGGAGAGGGCGGTTCCGGCTTCACGCAGCATCTTGTCGAGACGGTCAATCTCTTTCTGGTCGCGCGAAGTGGTGCGTGCTATACGCATGGGCATTCCGAATATCTCCCCGAAAGTGTCCCAAAAAGCCAGCATATTCTTTTTGGGTATAGTCTGTGAAGCTGCCTTGAGATACAGCCCGAGGTCGTCAGGTCTGCCAGCCTCAATGAGCCAGTCGGAAAAAGGCGGCTGGCGGTAATCTATACCGGTAGTCCAGTCCTGCCCGAGGTCGGTTATGACACGTCCGTACTCAGGAATGACATGCTTGCGCGGAATAAGCTTCACATCCGAATAACAGATGCAGCCGTCGCCGTCAGTGTAAAGGTCGCCCAATTCGATGAGCGAATGTCCCCAGTAGATTGAATCAAGTGCATAGCGCATGAGCTGCTTGAACCAGGACTGGTCAAAGAAGTGAACCGCTTCCTCGTTCTCATCCCCTTTCATATCCACGATTTTGAAAGAACGTGCCATGACAAAACCTCTGCGCTGCTCCACACACCCGGAGAGGTGAAGGTCTATTTCCGTGTCCCGGTAGATGTCGTACAGGCGCTGGCGGCTGGGACTGTCCACATTGATGGCATACTGCCAGGCATCGCGCCAGTTCTTGATGTCCTTCCGGGTGAGTGCATCAGTGGTGCGTTGCAGGTCGATGACCATTTTCTGCACCCGCTTGATGTCTTTCCCCTTGGCCAGATTAAAATTGCCGTATGGCGTTTGCAGTACGTTTTTCAGTTTATTGGAAAACATACCGCTGAAAAAGTCTTTAATATCCATAGTCCTACCAGTTATGATGAAGCTGCTTCTGACAGCTGTAAACAAATGAATTTCCGGACGGAAGCCCATCTTCTCCGACAGCCAAAGGCAAATCAGGGACAATTTTTCCGGCCTGTATCCCCTCGAGCATTTTTATTGCACGCTCGTAGCGTTCCTTGCGCACCTCGCTTCCCATTTTCTGCGGAACTGACGCGCTCATGTGATAGAGTGCGATGTCGCAGGCGTACGTTACGATGAGCTTATTACGCTGTTCATCCTGTGCAGCGAAAATGGCCGTACAGTCGTATTTCGAACGCAGATAGCCGGATATTTCCTCCAAAGCCACCGTTTCCGCATCGGCACGGTTTTTGGGGCTTACCTGAGAGATGACCTTCAATGCGTTGTCGCCGATGACAACTTTGTAATCTTCTTCTGTAATGAACATGACTTTACTTTTATTTAGTGATGAACAATGCCATTTTTTCTATATCCCGGATAGTGGTTCCCTTGCGGAAACGGTGGTGGTGAATCAGTTCGCAGATATTCCTTTTGGGGACAACTTTCAGTTTGCCGCCCATATACAGGACATAGTACTTTCTTCCGTAGAGCTTGGCATACTTGCAAGCACGGGCAACGGCACGTTTATAGCGCCATGCAAAAATCATTCTTTTAAT